CTTCTGCAATATCTTCAATCGCTTCATCACGCTCTCTTGCCATACGACCAATCTCTGATGCAGTGTACTGAGCAAGTGCTGTAACTTCTGTGGCAGTAGCTCTTGTAGCAATACCCTTAGTGTTCGGAGAGATGATAGAACCTCTCTGGATATCAGACTCAACCATTTGTAGATAACGATCAAAGTTAGTACTAAGGGGAGTAACCGGGACCTCACGGATGATGCCATCAAGAGTTTCATTATCAACAGGAATGATTGCTCCATCAACACCTGCTGTAATCTTAGCCAAGGCTTCTTCATCCATAGCTCCTTCTTTAACTAGGTACTGCCTACTATCTCTACGGATAGCATTAGCCCAGAAGGTACGGATTATATTCTTCTCAAAAATCTGGTCATACACTCTGGCAAGTGTGCTGTATCCATCCATTGGCTTATCAGGAACACGGCTATAATAAAGACCAACAATAGGAACAAGCGGAGATCCATCGTACTTACGCAGGGGTATCTGTCTCTTCTCAAGTAAACCTCCATCTTTCCAGTTAGGTGAGAATACATAAAGCTTATCTTCGATGAGGTCATAGAACTCAACAACTTCAATGTACTGGTATTCATCTGGTAGAGCTTTGGTTCTATCTACTACAGTGCCATCCCAGTCTTGGAAGTAGTTAGGCTTACTAACAGGTGTGAATCTTTTATTACCATATCTTTGCTTTGCTTCTGCAAGAGGAATGTAATAGTGATGACCACAGTAACGCTGCTCTTCCCATAGGTCAGCATCTCTATCTAAGATTACCTGCCATGGTTCAAGTGCTCTAATACGAACACGCTGTAGAGGGTCCTCACTTTCGATAGGAGAGACCTTGAAGAATGACATAGGGTAGATAAGGGCAAGACGGCTACCGTTCTCCAGAGCCTTCCTGTTGCCCTCTAACCAGCTATTAACTGATGCCCGTGCAAGCTCTACATTATCTTGCTGGGTCTTCATGCTATCTACTTCTACTGCTGGGCTCTTCTCAAAGAGACTGGCAATGTAGCTCTCAACAAAGGTATAAGCATCTGAAGTCTCAACCCTAATGGTTGAGCTATCATACTCAACATCTTCAAAGAACTTAGTAAGGTAGGCAGAGCGCAATCGTCTCATGTCTTCCTGCTTATTACCCCAGTTCTCTTTGTGGTCAGTTAGGCAAGTGTAGATTAGCCCGATGATATCTTGTTCAGTCTTAGCCATAATTAATTAATCTCCGTATCATTAGTAGTGGCGGTGTCAAGTTGCTGAAGATACAAGTGTGTAATGCTCTTAGCCATGAAGATAAACTTGCTATCTTTGTTAGACCATAGCAACCAATCCTCACCTCGCTCTGGGTCTAATTCATAGAAGGGTCGCATCTCATTATGCTTCCTGTGATCTTCTTCTGTTGCTGTACCACAAAAGATGTAAAGCTCTTTGCTTCTCTTGTCCTGTAGTAGTTCTCCATATTTCCAATCGTTCATTAGTATCTCCTTTTACCGTGGAATGAATGTTGTGCTGCAATGCGCTGTGCTCTTTGTCCTCTTACCCAGTGAGGTAGATTGAGAACCTTTGGTAGACTTACTTGCTTCAGGCATTGAAGGCAGAGAGCCATAGCAACTACGCGGTCACCGTGAGTAGGTAGGTTCTTGGGATAATCAATACGAGACTTATCATTTAGGAAGTATGCTCGTAGCTCTCCCATGGTTAGTATGTCTAAGTTAGTAATGACTCCTTCTCGTAGAGCTTCCTTCAGTTCCTCAAACATAATCATCTTTGTTCTTACGTTAGTGTTCCAGTCTTTATCGTTCTGTGGATTCTTCCATAGATTAGTGTAGCCTCTGTTCCTTACCTCATTGATTAGTGCAGCACCAATGCTATTCTCTTCGATAAGGATTCTTGCTTCATTGTACTCGGCTGCTAAGTGTAGCAATCTATCTGCTGTATCTATGATTGATGTCTTGTTGCTACTCCAGATAGCTACTGGTTCATATGTTGTCTTGTCCATTACAAAGATTACAGAAGGGTCACCACCACCACCTGCACCTACATCGACACCGATGGCATAGCTCGTCTCTTTGTGTGGCTCACCGAAGTAATTAATATAATCATCCTGTGGCTCAATAGATATTTTCTGAGAGTAAGCAAAGCACTCTGCGTCGAAGTAAGCACTACTTGCACCAGCGTATGCTTCATCAATTGTCATTGGATATTCTCTAATGAACTTATGATAGCCAAGCTGTTGTACCTTCATACGTCGCCAGTACAATTGTGGGAAGGTTAAGTCATAAGCTTCTTTAATCTCTAACTCTTCATCAGTCCAATTGTTGGTAGCTCTCTGATTCATCTTGTATTCTTTATGCTGTGACCAAGGGAAGAATAAGAGATGCAATCCTGCCTCACCTCTTTGTGCCTTCAAGATATCTACATGATGTGGGTCACCAAAGATATTAGCAGTAGATTCCTGAAACAATCTTCCTTCGTTAAGTGAAGCAATAGCAGTAGCCTTTAGTTCATCAGCATTAGGAGCGAAGGCATACTCTGATAGATGAATGTAGTTAGCTGAGAAAGAACGAAGACCTCCCTTGCCTTCAGCAGATACAGCGATAACCTCTGCACCTGATGGAAGTCTCATGCATGTAGTGTTACGAACTTCTAACTCAGGAGCAAGACCGGGGGGAAGATTGTCATAGAAACGAAACCACATCTCAAGGATGTGCTTACTACTGGCAAGCTTGTGAGACAAGATAGCAATAGTGATAGGTTCCTTTGAAGTAAACCATTTCCAAAAGAGGTAAGCTGATACAAGTGTTGATGAACCAATCTGTCTTGCCTTCAGGATAATCATGTGAAGATGTTGTAAGTCTTCATTAGTGAAAGCATCAAGCATTTGGATCTGTTCATCGTTTAGTTTGAACTTGACCAGCCTACCCTTTTTGTTTTTGATCTTTAATCTCTGGATGAACAAGGAAGGGTCAGCAAGTATCTTGCGTAGCTTCTTTTGCATAGTTTTATTGTTTCATAACTTGCGACCCATAACCTTATGCTACCTCTGTAATCTCTTGGAAGGGCGGGCATAGTAGCCCTTTGCTGTATCAGAATTGAGACGGTTGGCTGAACGTCCAACAATCCTAAGATTGTCTAACGCATTATTATGCTTGTCTTGGTCTACATGATCCAGATGCTCATCAGCACCTAACACACGACCAGCACAGCATTCTCCAATAAAGCGATGCGCTGAATAAAACTTATATTTATTCCCTCCTGTGTGAATCTTGAAAGACTTGTAACCATTTGAGTTATTTGTAAGGCTCTTTACTGTGACCTTCTGTTTGCCTGACTTAAGTACACGGATACGAATAATAACTCTATCTGTTACATCGTAATAGTGATCAGTGTGTGTGGGGTGTTGTAGTAAGTTAGTCATGTTGTTGTTTTCCTTTGTTGTTATAAACATTATGTCTGTTACTATCTCTTCTGGGTAAGGCTGATAGTGTTCCTTATATCTTATTCGTCGAGCCACTCTTTCAGTTTCTCTATCTTAAGAGTATCTCCCTTAGTATCTTTTTTTGTTTTGCTCTCAAGCAAAGCAAGTTGTTGGATGGCGAACTTCATAAGCTGTTCACCGTGTCTTGGTTCTTGACCAATCTCTAGATCCTCAAAGCAATCTTGTACTAACTGCCATAAGAGAATCTTGATATCTCTATCCTTCACTGCCTTACGAAGTGTCTTGTCTCTCTTGGTAAGGTGTGTTCTTCCGCCTCTGTAGCTCATTATTCATCTCCAATAAATTTCTTAGTGATAGCAGTAGGTCTCAAAAAAAGATTAAGTTCTACCTTACTATCAAGTGGTTTATGTGTGGGTAGGTTTAGGTTGGTTAGGTGTGGGCGCAGTTCTTTCAGGGCTTTATGGTAAACCTGATTAGCATACTGTCTACTTGTACCAAGGTGGTCACCAATCTCTTGGAAAGTTTTACCTTGACCGATATGCATATCAACTACTTCTGCGGCAGCTTCTGGTAGGTAAGCTTCTAGTACTTCATGGTAATCAAATGTAGGGTTCTCTCTTATCAACTCACCATCTATCTTTGCAATCATTTCATCTTCAGGATTGTGATTGTGGATAGTATCTAATAGCTCTGGGATATAGGGTACATACCTCCAGTCCGATTTCTTTATTCTTCTTTTTCTGGACAACTGCTTA